ATGGAACTGCATCACGGCCAATTCGAAGACGTCCTAGGGGGAAGTCCTGAAACGACAAAACCCGGCGCGCTGGCGGGCGCAACCGGGTCAGATGTCAGTCAGGAAAAAGTTCTTAAAGAAGAGCATAGCGCACACGGCGACATCTCGCAAGTAGCGGGTATGTTCGATGATCTGCTGTGCGGCGAGGTCTTCCCGGCATCTGACCGCATTTGGACCGCATGGCGGGAAGAGGATCGCAACGGCAGCAAAACGAAAGTGCCGTATGTGTCCACGACCCGCAACGCCAAGGCAAACGACACTTCAACGTGGATCACCCGGGCGGAAGCCAAGGCCACGTCTGCCCGCCTTAAAACAGACGGGCGGAAGGGCGTGGGCGTCTTTCTGGGCGGCAAGGGCGAGACGCGCATGGGCGGCGTCGATCTGGACTCCTGCCTCGATCCACTCACCAACACGCTAGAGCCTTGGGCGCAGGAAGTTGTCGATCGCCTCGCCTCCTATGCTGAGATCAGCCCCAGCGGGACCGGCGTAAAGGTCTTCTTTCACTATGCGCCCGAGGATCTGGAACCGCTGCGCGCTGTGATGGAAACAAAGTGGACCAAAAGCTGGTCCCGTGGGTCGCATGTGGAAATCGCCCTGCATCTGGGCAACCGATACTTCGCCGTCACAGACCTGCTGTTCCCCGGTTCGCCCGATCACCTGCGCATGGTGGACCGTGACACCCTGCTGTGGCTCATTCAGGACGCTGGCCCCGCCTTCAAGGGCAAGTCTGGCAGCAACGGCGACGACACCAAGGCCAAGGACGAATCCCGCTCGGGGCGCGCGTTCTCTGTCGCAGGTGATTGCCGCCGCGCGGGCATGGACTTTGACGACTTCCGGGCCGAACTGCTGAAAGACCCCGATCTTGCCGAATGGTCCAAGGATGCACGGCAGGTGAAGCGGGCTTGGGCGAACAGCCAAGCGGCAGATACAACGGAAATCGACTTCGAAGACTATGGTGCGGAAGGCAGCGAAAGCGGCGAAGACCTGATGGGCTTCCCCATGACGGAAGACGGCGTTGCACGGGCCTTCACAGGGGCAAACGGCAACCGGCTGCGCTTTTGTCACTCTTCAGGGCGTTGGCACGTCTGGACAGGAACCCATTGGCGGAAAGAGGAGACAAAGTTAGCGTTTAACTGGGCGCGGGAAATCTCGCGGGCTCGGGCTTCGGTCGATCCTCGATCCTCTGCCGCGAAGAACCTTGCCAAAGCCGCCTTCGCCGCTGCCGTTGAACGGTTTGCGCAGGCTGACCGCGCTTTTGCTGCCACGGCTGACGCATGGGATACCGACCATTGGCTTCTGGGCACACCGGGCGGCACGGTCGATCTGCGCACGGGCGAACTACGCGAGTCGCGGCAGGCTGACATGATCACGAAAGTCACCGCTGCTGCGCCTGTGCCCTTGGATCAATTCGACCCTGCCCGCGATTGCCCGCGATGGATGGCGTTCTTGAATCAAGCAACAGGCAGCGATGCCGACGCGATTAGATTCTTGCAACAGTGGTTCGGCTACAGCTTGACAGGCGACACGCGCGAAGAGGCGCTGCTTTTCGTGCATGGCGTGGGCGGGTCTGGGAAATCAACTGCGATCAATACCGTAGCGGCCCTGCTGGGCGACTATGCCACTGCCGTTGATACTGAGACCATCACAGCCCAGAAACACGCGCGCCACAGCACGGAGATTGCCCGTCTGCATGGTGCCCGCATGGCCTACGCCTCTGAGACTGAGGCGGGCCGCGCATGGGCTGAGAACCGTATCAAGCAATTGACGGGCGGGGATGTGATGACCGCACGCTTCATGCGGCAGGACGACTTCAGCTTTAGGCCGCAGCTAAAGCTGGTGATCGTTGGGAACAATAAGCCTGCATTCTCGAACGTTGATGGGGCAATCAAGCGCCGTTTCAACGTGCTGCCGTTCGACCGGAAGCCAGATGCGCCCGATCATGGCCTGAAGGCCGCGCTGGAAGCAGAGTTTGCAGGCATCCTGTCGTGGGCAGTGCTGGGCTGTCTGGACTGGCAGCGCAATGGGTTGGTGCGGCCTGCCGTGATGGTCGAGACCACCGCCGAATACTTCGAAGAGATGGACCTGTTCGGCAATTGGCTGACAGACCGTTGTGAGGTTGGACCGCGACACGCTGCTACGACCGAAGACCTGTTCGACTCTTGGAGTTGGTATGCCCGCCAGAATGGCGAGGAGCCGGGAAACAAGCGCGGCGACTTTCCCCAGAGGATGCGGGAACGCGGGTTCGAAGCCGCCAAAAACATCGGTCCAAAGCGGGGGCGGGGTTACACCGGATTGCGTCTTACGCAGCAGACAGATGACCTCAGCGGTTTCGACGATCTCAGCGACATTCCCGCCACCCAAGGTTCGGAGGGTGCGAAGTGCGTAACCCATTGATATCGCTCAATGTGAGACAACCCGAGACAACCTTTCCGTATATCCCTCATGTGTGTGTGCGCGCGTGTGTATGCGCCTATAAGGCCGCTTATACGGAAGCCTTGTCTCAGGTTGTCTCAAATCTGTTTGGGTCCTCCCCTTGGGGGCACGGCTTGCGGGGGGCTCTGAACCGCAGAGGTTTCCGCTTTTCAAATTTTTGGAATCCATGGGAGTCCGGTTGTGACATCGCATTCTGAAATGTTTGCCGATCTGTTGGGCGGCGAAAACAGCCCGCCAGAGGCCCCTCCTGCCGTTTCGGCTACCTTGCCCTATGAAATGGACGAAAGGGGCCTTGCCGCGCTTCTTTCGCTGTCCCTGAGCCAAGTTCGGACCAAGGCGAGGGAGGGCGTTTTCGTCCGGTCAAGCCGTGGGCGATATGACGTGGAAGAATCCGTCCGCCGCTATGTTGTGAGATTGCGGGAGTCGGCTTCTCGGGCAGGGCGTCCCGGCGACGAACCCACTGACCCCCACAAGCGGGAACGCACTCGACTGGCCCGCGAACAGGCAGACGCCACGGCGCTGAAGAACGCGCAGCTTCGTGGCGAACTGGTTCCTGTCGCGGAAACGCTCAGGGCTTGGCAGATCGTATTGCGGGACGTGCGGGCAGGAATGCTGGCCGTCCCTAGCCGCTACGCCGCGTCACAACCGCATCTGACGGCGCACGACATCGAAACCCTGACCGCCGAAATCAAACACGCCTTGGAAGGACTCGCAGATGGGAACGATTGAAAAACTGCGCCACGACGCTTTGCAAGTCCTGCGCCCACCCCCCTCGATGCCGCTGGCAGAATGGTGCGAGGCCAATATCCAGATCCCGCAAACGGCCAGCGCAACACCCGGCAGGATGCGGCTGTGGAAGTTTCAGGAAGGCATTGCCAACGCTATGACCGATCCTGCGGTTAATGAGATTGTGATTCAGAAGTCTGCGCGCGTGGGTTTCAGCCAACTGCTGATGGGCTACATCGCTCACACGGTCGCAACGAACCCGTGCCCGATTCTTGTAACGCAGCCGACGCAAGACGACAGTCGGGCTTTCAGCGTCGATACGGAAGCCCTGTTCGAAGCCAGCCCAGCCTTGCGGGGTTTGATCAGCGATGGTGCGGACGAGTCGGGCCGATCCACGATGATGCGGCGCTTGTTCGGCGGCGGGAGTCTGGAATTTCTCAGCGCCTCTAGTCCTCGGTCGTTCAGGCGCAAGCTGGGCAAGGTGGTGATCGCGGACGAAATCGCGGCCTACGAAATGACGCAAGAGGGCTCAGTTCTCGACCTGTTGCGAATGAGGAGTCAGACCTACCGCGATAGAACGCTGGTCTTCGGCGGCACCCCGATTTTCAAAGGCGATGCTGTCTGCGCTTTGTATGAGGATTCCGACCAGCGCGTTTTTGAGCCGAAGTGCGTGGAATGCGACGACTACGCCCAGATCGAATGGAAGGACTTGCACTTCAAGAAGGACGAACTGGAAAAGGGCGTCGAATGGTGCTGCCCTAACTGCGGTTGCCTTGTGCCTGAATCCCGCAAAGCTGAAATGGTCTCTAACGGCAGATGGCGCGCCACAAATCCCGAAAACAAAAAGCGCGTGGGCTTCAAAATCAACAGCCTTGTCAGCCCTCATTACAACGCGCGCTGGTCTCAGATCGTGGCGGAATTTCTAGCCTGTGGGAAAGACCCTGCTGCGCTGCAAGCGTGGACGAACCTATTGCTTGGCGACGGCTTCGAACAGACCGGGGAAGGAGTCGATGAGTCCGCCCTGACGCTTGTGTCCGCAAGTCTCGACCAGATTCCCGACTCTGGGCTCTTTCTTACGGGCGGTTGTGATGTGCAGTCGGATCGGGTCGAACTGTCAACTGTCGCATGGGATGCGGAAGGTCGCGGCACTGTGCTGGCTCATGAACTGGTCTATGGCGACCCGCTGGAAAATGACGTGTGGGTCGCACTGGCAGACATGATCGCCCGGCGCTTCCCCCATCCGCGCGGGGGCACAATCAGTTATGACAAGGTGCTGGTCGATGCTGGTGACGGTGTTCGCGCTGCTGCGATTCAAGGTTTCTGCCGTGGACGCGCGCCGCAAACGTTCCCGTCAAAAGGTGTTGGCGGCTGGAAGCAACCCGCTGTCACGCTGGGCAAAGCTGCTGACAAGACTGTCCGGTTGCAGCTTCTGGGCGTCGATGGTTTGAAGGATCGCGTTCATCGCATGGCGACGGCTGGAACGCTTCGGTTCTCAGATTCCTTGCCACCGACTTATTGGGAACAGCTTGCTGGCGAGGAAATCCGGGTCCGCTATAGCCGGGCTTCGCAATCCGCGAATGGCATCAGATCACTGGCCGGAGAAGTGAAGGACTCGACTGCGCGGTTATGGCACTGGCTGCCAAGCATTTGATCGCTTGGCAGCCTGACCGCAGGGCCGAAGAGTTGGCTTCAGCCGCCGCGCCGAAGAAACCGCCAACCGTTATTCGGTCGAAGTGGTTAGGAGGTTAAGCCCAATCCGTAGGGTCAAATGGGGCTTGTCGAAAGGCCCTTTCCCATCCTTGAAATAGTATACTTTTTGTTCTTCATCGCCAGTTTTGTGGCAGAGATCACAGCCGTTCTTTTGTTCAAATACCTTGTATTCTGAACCGCCAATATTGTGTGAAATTCTAATATCCATTTAGTTACTCCTATAACGCTCGCCCTGAGCGTGTTATGAGGATGCGCAGAACAACGCCTTCACGCAAGGACTCAATAGCATTGACCGCTGTCTCTGCCGAGACTCCGTCGCTGGCGTCGGCAACATCGCGGGTCGTGGCAAAAAAAGGCACCTTCCGGTAAATGTCGCCCTCGCGCCATACTGCCAGACATGGGTGCCAGCCTCGCACCTTCCGGCCAAAAATCTCTCGCACCTCACCGCGTGATGCTGGGCGCAACCAAAATTGCCGGTCGGGGAAGCGCGCGGCAAAGCGTTCGTCCGCATCGCAGGTTTTCTGAATGTCGCTGTGCATGGCAATTCCTTTGTCTTTCAGAATGAGAAAGGCCCCCGCCCTGCTGCCGCAAACAGCGAGACGGGGGCCTTTCACCGCCGGGGTTCGGTCAGGAGGACTCATCCGCCCGGTGGTATCAGATGGACAGGGCGACCGAAGCCGCCCCGCCCGTGTTCATGGAACTTGGAACTGACTCCGATATCGCAGAAAGTTCTGGACTCGTCAACTTAAAACTAAGATAAGGAGAGCGAAGGAGCCCTGAACATGACCGACTATACACTTGCCGAGATTGCAGCCCGCTTCGCACGCCTAGACGGTGTGGAAGATGAGCATCACGCGCAGTTCGAGAAAGGCCTGCGCAACCTTGTGCAGCGTCACTTCCTGCCGCCGACTACGCAGCAGGGGCGCATTTTCCTGTATGACCGCGCCGCCGCCGCGACGATCCGGCTGGCGCAGATCGCGTTTGAGTTTGGCATCCCCCGCGCTTCGATTGATACCCTGACGCGCTGGCTTAGCGGGTCGGGTGAACGCCGTGAGGAAATGCCGAACGGTGGTCAAATGGGCGTTTCCCATGCTGCCGAGGCGATCCAGCGCCTTGAAGCTGGTGAGGCGTTCGCCCTTCATATCATCATGATGACAGACCGGACTGTCTTCGTCCGTGCGGATTGGAAACGGGACCGCCCGCGCAGCGAACGTGTCGAAAACGCACTGCGCATGATTGGCAAAGGCCCGAAAGCAGAGATCGCACGATTTACGCTGCCCGCGTCTGAACTGATCGCTGAAATCCTTCCGCTTTTTGCGAAAGGCTGATCCCATGCAGAACCCCTTCGCGCGCATCTTTCGCAAAGCTGAACCCATGCAAACCCGTCGTTTTGACGGCGCTGCTGGCGGGCGTCGGGGATTTGGGATGGGCACCTTTGGCCGCATCAATCCCGAGATTGCCGCAGCCGGTCAGTCGCTGCGCAGCCGTGCCGCCTATCTGTCGATGAACAATCCTTGGATCGCGCAGGGCGTGGCGAATTGGACGGGTGCGCTTGTCGGTCCCGGCCTTCAGCCCACAAGCAAGCACCCCGATCCCGAGATGCGCCGCGCGATCAACGCCTATTTTGAGACGTGGGCCGAACGCGCAGACGCTGAAGGTCTGACCGACTTTTGGGGTCAACAGGCCGCAATTGCGCATAGCATGGTAGTCGCTGGCGAAGGCTTGGCGCTGCTGATCGACTCGGATGACGGCCCGCAAATCCGCATCCTGCCGCCCGAGTTGCTGGACGAGTCCAAGACGGTCGAACTGTCCGAAGGTCGGACGATCTTTGCGGGCGTCGAACTGGACCAGAACGGGCGGCGGGTGGCCTTCCACATCCTGCCCGAACGTCCTGCCAGCACCTTCGCATCTTATGCCCCAGCCCAGCGGGTTGATGCAGACAGCGTTTTGCATGTCTTCCGTCCGAACGCGCCGGGACAGGTGCGCGGTGTGTCGTGGCTGGCGCAAGTCATCCTGACCGCCAGCGACACTGACGGCTATGAAGATGCTTTGCTAATGGCCGCTAAGGTCGCCGCCATGCACAGCGGCTTCATCGTGGACGTGAACGGCGCGACGACCGACCCGCACGGCGGGGGAGATACCGCCAGCATGGAGCCGGGCGCGCTGATCCGTCTGGGTGTTGGCGAAGACATCAAGTTCAACAGTCCGCAACAGCTTCAGCAGGCCGATGCGTTCTTGCGTCACAATCTGCGCAAGATCGCGGCTGGCATGGGGCTTCCCGACCATTTGGTGTCGGGCGATCTGTCGGGTGCCAACTACAGTTCATTGAGGGCTGGCCTGCTGCCGTTCCGTCAGCGCGTTGAACAGGTGCAATACGGCGTGCTTGTGCCCCGGTTCCTCGCGCCGGTCTGGCGGGCTGTCATCACGCACGGAATCCTTTCGGGCGGTATCGACGCACCGGACTTCGAACAGAACCCCCGCGATTTCCTCTCCGCCGACTGGCTGGCCCCGAAGCCTCTCCAAGTGGACCCAGCTAAGGATCTGGCCGCGACCCGCGCCGAACTCGAACTGGGCCTGACCTCGCGCCGCAAGGCTGTCGCAGAACGTGGCTGGGTCTTGGAAGACCTCGACGCAGAAATCCAAGCGGATGCCCTTGGGAAAACGCTTTCAGAGCAAAAGGATTCCAAAGAATGAACATTCGTTTGACTGGCAATCCTGCCAAGGCGTCCCGCGTCACGGCTTTGCCAAGCAACAGACCCGCCGACCAGACGCTTGGCGAAAAGCACACGCGCGCGGCACTCTTCTCGCCGTCAACCTATGACGATGAGGCTTGGACGGTTGAAGCTGTCGCCAGCACCTTCGCAGCCGTGGTCCGGCGTGACCGACAAGGCGCATATCTCGAACGCCTTGATCCCGCTGGGCTGGACACTGCCGAATTGGTCGGCGCGCCGTTGCTTGACGCGCATCAACAGGGCGGTGCGCGTGATGTCATCGGCGTCGTCACGGCGCACCGCTTCGAAGACAGCAAGCTGATTGTCACGCTTCGCTTGTCGCAAGCCGAAGACGCGGCCCCGGCAATCCAGAGAATCCGCGAGGGCACCCTGCGGGGCGTCAGCGTGGGCTATCGCGTCACCCAGTGGCGCGAGACCGTCGAAGTTATCGCCGGTCGCAAGACCCGAGTCCGCACGGCGGCGGCTTGGGCAATCCATGAGGCGTCCGCAGTCGCCGTGCCCGCCGACCCTCAATCACGCTTCAGGAGTGCAGAAATGCCGAAGGATATCCAAGAGACTGACGACCGTGAGGCGCTGATTGCCCGCGTTCGCGCCGCCCACAATCTGGGCGAAGACTGGCAGACCCGCATGGCGGAAGCTGGCGAAGAACTGACCGACGACGAAATCCGCGAGGATGCGCGGGAAGCCGCGCTGACCGCACGTCGCAGCCGGGAAACGCCCCGCATTCGTGTCGGCGCATCGTCCGAAGATCCCGCCGCCATTCGCGAACGCCAGACCGAAGCCCTTGCCTGCCGCATGATGGGCACCACGCCCAGCGATGCCGCGCGCCCGTATGCGCAGATGGGCCTTCAGGACTTCGCCCGTGACGCTCTGACCCGTTCCGGCGTGTCGGTTGCGACCATGGGTCGGGAAGAGATGCTCACCCGTGCCGCCATGCACACGACCAGCGACTTTCCCGAACTGCTGACCGGCGCTGGCAACCGTGTGCTGACAAACGCCTATCAGGCTGCGCAGTCGCCGCTGAAGCAACTGGCCCGCCAGCGCACGGCGGCAGACTTCCGCCCGATGTCGGTCCTCAAACTGGGCGAGATGTCGGGGCTTCAGAAGGTTACTGAATCGGGGGAAATCAAAGCCCTGACGACTGGTGAAGCCCAAGAGGGTTACAGCTTGGAAACCTTTGGCGGCATCTTCAGCCTGTCGCGCAAAGCGATCATCAATGACGATCTGGGCGCTTTCTCGCGCTGGGGCGAACTGATGGGGTCCGCTGCGGCACAGACCGAAGCCACCCAGCTTCTGGCACTGCTGACCGCGAACAGCGGCGGCGGCGTCAAGATGGGCGACGGCGTGAACCTGTTCCATGCGACCCACGGCAACCTTGCTGCAAGCGGTGCTGTCCCTGATGAAACCACACTGTCGGCAGCACGGCTGGCGCTGCGTTCGCAGAAAGGTCTGGACGGCAAGACTCCGGTTTCCGTCACGCCGCGCTTCCTGCTGGTCGGTCCTGCGCTTGAGACCACCGCCGAAAAGCTGCTGGCTTCCATCAACCCCAGCAACAGCGATGACGTGAACCCCTTCGCGGGCAAGCTGACGCTGCTGGTCGAACCCCGCCTGACCGGCTTCCAGTGGTTCCTGTTCGGCGATCCCACGACTTCGCCTGTTCTGGAATACGCCTACCTGTCGTCGGCACCGGGGCCGCAACTGTCCTCGCGGGACGGCTGGGAAGTTCTGGGCCGCGAATTCCGTGTCACGCTGGACTACGGTGCAGGCGCGACCGACTGGCGCGGCGCTTACCGGAACGCAGGCTAATGGCCCACACGCTTCTGGATCTTCAAGCCTTCCGGGAACGTCTTCTGGATGCTCGCTTTCAGGGCATCCAGAGCGTGACCGACCAGAACGGCGAACGGATTGTCTATCGTTCTGACGCTGAACTCTCGGGGGCGATAACCGCCCTCGACCGGGAAATTGCTGCCCTTCAAGCCGGGCGCAAATCAGCAATCGTCTACATCAACGCCCATAAGGGGGTCTAATCATGAAGAATTACATTCAACCGGGAACGAATCTCACGTTTTCCGCGCCTGCCGCCGTGGCATCTGGGGGCGTCGTGATCGCTGGCGAAATCAAAGGCATCGCTGCCGGGGATGCCGCAATCGGTGAAGACGTGGACGTTGTGACCGTTGGCGTTTTCGGGCTTCCGAAAGTGGCCGCTGACGCCTTCGCGGTCGGCGCTGTCGTCTATTGGGATTCCACAGCCGGACTCGCGACCAGCACGGCTACCGACAACACGAAACTGGGCGTGGCTGTCGCTGTCGCCGCTGCCTCGACCGCAACCGTTGAAGTCCGCCTTAGCGACTTCTGAGGAGATCCAGCCATGGCTAAACTGTTCTCAAAAAACAAGATTCTGCGCGGTGAGGAAGTGATTCCCGCCCGCACGGTCTTCGACGCCACCCCGTCTGAGGCCAAGCAATTTGACGCGCTGAAGTCGGCACGTCCTGCAACCGCTGATGAAATCAAAGCCCATGCTGCGGCGCAAGCCAAGGCTGACGGCAAGGCTTTCGCAGACTGATTCAATGCAGATGGAATCCCGCCCCTCTTCACCGATTGCACCGCCTTCCCGGCGTGGGCTGTCGCGTGGCGAGGCGGCGGGTTACATCGGCGTCAGCCCCACGACCTTTGACAAAATGGTGATAGCTGGCGAAATGCCCGGTCCCAAGCGCGTCGGTGCCCGCAAGATTTGGGACGTGCGCGCTTTGGACTTGGCGTTCGATGCGTTGCCGGGGGAAGATGCAGTCCCTGAAACCAACGATTGGGACTGAGCATGAAGCAAATGCACAAGCCTCCGAAGTATTGCCAAGGATTCGAAGACCGGCATGGCAAGGTCCGGTGGTATTACCGCCGCCCCGGCTTTCCGCGTGTCGCGCTGCCGGGCCTTCCATGGAGTCCCGACTTCATGGCCGCTTACGAAAAGGCGGCAGTGGGTGAGCGATTGGAAACCGCCGTGAGCCGATCCAAGCCCGGAACCGTCGCGGCACTTGTGGCCAGCTATTACAAGACCGGCGACTTTACCGGCTTGGCGGCTTCTACCAAGACGACCTATCGCGGCATCATTGAACGCTTCCGTGCCGGGCATGGTGACAAGCGCGTGGTTCACATGGAAAAGCGCCATGTGCAGAACATCATCGGCGGCATGGCTGACACGCCCGCAGCCGCCGCGAACATGTTGAGGATGATCCATCTACTAATGCGTCACGCAATTGATCTTGGCTGGCGCGGCGACGATCCGACTCAGGGCGTCCGAAAGCCCAAGCGAAAAACGGGCGGTTTTCTAACGTGGGAAGAGCATCACATCGCGACCTTCATTGCCAAGCATAAGGCGGGGAGCCGGGCACACCTTGCCTTGATGCTGTTGCTCTATACGGGTCAGCGGCGCAGTGATGTCGTCCGCATGGGGCGGCAGCATGTCCGCAAGGATATTCTGGCAGTCACCCAGCAGAAGACAGGGCAAGACGTGCATATCCCCCTGCACCCGGATCTGAAGGCGTTGCTGGACAACCTGCCACTGACAAACCTGACCTTTCTGATGACCGCGCACGGCAAGCCGTTTGTGCCAGCGGGCTTCACAAACTGGTTCCGCGATATGGTGAAGGAAGCGGGACTCCCCGCTGGCCTGTCGCCTCATGGGTTGCGCAAGGCAACCTGCCGCCGCTTGGCGGAAGCGGGATGCAGCGCCCACGAAATCATGGCTATTTCCGGCCATAGATCGCTGGCAGAGGTGACTCGATACACCGTTGCTGCCAGCAGAAAAGACCTCGCGGCGCGGGCAATGCTTGCGCTCGGGAAGGCAACTGACGAAACTGCAACTGTCAAACCCGCCGAAGCGGTTTGACAATCAGTCCCGCAAGCGGCTGATAATCAAAGAGAATTTTAGGCGAATGGCGGGCCGAGAACGATGAAACGGAGAACTACGTCTACGCTATAGCCCTATAATGCGCATAATCATCCGAATGTGAAAGGGCTGCGAGAGGGCGTCGCTGGCCCGTCAAGCGCTAGTTAGGTATGGCCGTCGAATAGGCTTGGTTGCGTATCCTCTTCGGATACCAGCCCATAATGGGCATTGAGCTGTCGATGAAAGTCCCGCTGTCCGCCGTAGCTTGGATGGCGGACGGGGCAGCACTTTACATTCATTGCCTGTACCGCCTGGGTCGCATCGTTGCCAATGGTGATTGCGCGGCGAACGGGGAGAAGCGATAGGGCCACCTTCAAAAACGATAGCCCGATCTCCCGCTCTGTTCGCGTGTGCATGCGGTTCGATTGCGGTTGGTTCGCCTCATGCGGATGGAAGGGGAAGACATTCCAGAAAAATAGCTTCCGCGAGATTCGCCTTCGAGCGAGGTGTATCTCGGTTGCGGTACGCTCTTTCATGACCGGGCCCACCGTTGCCTTCACCAATCCGGCGACTTCGATGGAACTTGCATAGTCGCTCAATGACACCTCATCAACGAACGCGACTCCCGTCCGCCGCCCTCCACGCCAGCCGAGATCGCGGCCGACCCAAACGTCAACTTCGTCGGCATCTGCGCACGCGCGCAGAACTGTGCGGAGGTTATTGAGGCGGATGTTGAAGCTGTCTTCCACATCCACTTCCTCGCAATTCGCTGACCACGGATTGAAGACCCGTTCCGCCTTAAATGATGCAAGATTCTCAAGGAATATGTCGATATTGCCTCGCGACCCCATCACCATCGTCCTGGTTCTCCCACATATCCGCGCTCCGGTAATGTCGCGAGCCAACTCTCTACCGAAGCTCGCTCCAGATCAGCAAACCGACATTTATGGCCTGGTCCCGCCTTCACGACGAACCGCAAGGGCTGTGGGATCGGAAGAGCAGCCTTGCCGTAGTAAGCGAACTCGCCGCCGATCAGCACCCTTGAGGTCGTTTCAGTATCACGTGTGCGATTGGGAACGCTAAGGCTCCCGTTCTCTTCGCTGTGGAAAGAATCGAGTTGCTGATATGTGCCATCGGCACCAGAATAATAGATGTTATCCCGTAGCGCTGCATCAGGCTCCCATTCATGACCGGCTTCTTCCGGCTAAACCGGGGAGCCTCCCAGTATTCATCGAATGTGATGATCTCCGCAACACGCATCCAGTAGACGAGATGACCGTCAGCATGAATGTCTGCGGACCCCGTTCCGATGACGAGATCGCCGACGTTCGCAGCTTTCCGAATTTGCGGCTTACAATTGGCCAGCGTGCACACCCCCATGAAGGGATTTGGTGCAAAGCCGTGATCATGCTGAACGACGTAGGAATAGAGCCGACTCACGGCTCAGCACTTATTGCGCTTCGTCGTCGGAGCAGCGCGAGTTGCGCCACTTGGCTCCTCCCACACATCACGCTCGCCCGCCAAAGCTTCCGGAAGATCGGGCGAACCAATTCTCACTGCCGTCGATCCGTACTTTTCTAATTCCTCAGGAAGACCGACTCCATCGACCCCATCCTCGTGAAGCCAAATGCCGACCACTCGAATGCCCGCTCCTCCGAATAAGCGCGTTCCTGAGTTGACAACGGCCTCGTCCTCCGGCGCGACGGGAAGACCTACAACACCGATATCTGTGATCGCATCGACGGTGGATATGTCTGCAGGGACGCCGTAGATCGGTTCATATCCAGCCGCTCGAACGGCTGCTTCTATCGCGTCACGGTCGGTTCGGTCGAGGTGTTCATTAAAAATAAAAGCCTTACCCATCTCAGATCCTCCTAGGGATTTGAATTATTCATCTGACGATTAAGCCTGCTAGAACTGCCGAGATAATGCCAGCGATGTAGATTATCGCCGTACGACGCCATGAAAGCTGCTTCTCCATACGCTCTATTCGAGCAGTAAGTGAGTTCAAAGACGCACTTTCTTCTGGAACACGAGCAATAAGTTCGCTCTCAATTTTATTAAAACCAGCCTTTTTTCGAGCGTGCTTTTCTGTCGCGCCTTCAAGCCGCGCAAACCAAATTAAAAAAGCATCGTCATTCTGCCTGACAGTAATTTTTTTCGGGCCGGCATTAAAGACTGCAAAGACAAGGCGGCCTTTATATCCAGGGTCGACGTGGAAACCGCTAACATTCACCAGTCCGCTGCTCTTGAGTCCATTTTTCATATTGATAAATGCGATCAAATCGTGCGGGACTGTGACGAACTCTCGTGTCAACAGGAACGCGAATTGTCCGGCTGGAATTTCGACAGCTTCTTCGTGATTCAATTGACGGAGGGTGGGACTGCGGTCCTTTTGCCCCTCCGGACTAACATAAGCCTCGTCGCCCATTCGCAACGGGTACGCAGCGCAGTCTACTCGATTTGCATCGAAGGGTTGGATCAATGAGCCCCCACACTCGGCGAGTAAGTCTCCTGATAAGAACAT